ATGTTGCACGATGTCTAATAGGTGGTCTTTCATAGGTTCTCCGATAATGTGTTAGTGTATATAAGTTATTTAGAAAAATCAAGTCCTACGGTGAATAATTTCACCCATTGACTGACCGGCTTTTACCGTTTTAAGTTCGCCTGGCTTTTTAACTTTAATCCAGTGAAACCCAGATACTGAATCGTTAGTATCTAATATTTCAAGTCCTGTTTCTTGGCAAATTTTAATTAATAATTCTTTAGTCATCCAACTCTTAAAACCAGTTTCAGCATAAACAGCAGCATTACTAAATTCACAATTGTTATAGCTAAACATCATTATGCCGCCTGGTCGCAATAAATTAAAACATTGTTCTAAATATAATCTAGTTTTATCCAACGGAAAAAAATCAAAGACTTGCCAGGCAAATATAAACCCAAATTGATTTTGGGGAAGTATACTCAAATCGTCCTTGGGAACTCCATTCCAACCCAAAAGATATGATCTTAATCTTCTTTGATATTCTATAGGAAACTTAGATTTTGTAGATTCTATAAATTCTGGATGAATGTCGACGACGTATAATGGATCTCCAGCTACAATAAATTCGGTCCATTGTCCATCCCCTGGTCCAATTTCTAAAGCTGGATATTTAGGATTAGTGTATCTCCGTATGTCTGTTATTATAGTTTGTTTAATATCATCGTCACATATTACTGTTCTGTACTGTCTTTCATTGTGAACATCAGTTTCACTGGTATATTCGATACCGTTTATTAGATAACCTTCTTTGTAAAAGTCTTTAACTTTTTCTTCGATTGAGTTTTCAGTAAACGTAATTAAGTCGGTAATTAGTTTATCTGTGTGTTTTATCTGTGAATCTAAATGAATCAACTGATTGGCAAGATTAGTTCTTAATTCTCCAAATACAAAAGAACTTAACATGTTATCTACATATAATGCTGTTTCTTTAAATTTAGATTCGATAAAAGTTGAAAAAGTTGGAGATTTAAACTTCAACAATTGTTCTTTAATTCGCACTAGTTCACTTATTTTCATTTTAGTAAATTTTAGATTCAGTCTGAAAAGTTAAATAAAGTATCAAATGTACTATTGATGTTTGTATTTTCTGAAATTTCCCATTTCAATACACCTAATAAATTTTCTACTTTTTGATCGACGATACCTTCTTCCATCAAATTATCGTCGAAAGGTAAATCTTTGAACCATTGGGGGATGTGTGTTTCGTCTGTGGGATAAGCTACACTGGTGTATCCTAGTGGATTATTTTTTAGTTTGCAAACAATAACTTTCATACCGTCTACAATTTGCATACTGTAATTGTCGCTGTACATACGACGCAGATTGTTCCAATTCATAGCCGCTCGTACATGCCCGGGCATGTTTGCTTTACCTTGCTTGGTCTCTTCGGCAGTGTACTTGGTTAAGTTATTAACTCGTTTAGGAGTTCCCTTTTCCCAAGCTGGCCTTTCTTGAAACTTAATTTTAAATTCTTTTACTTTTTCAATAATAGATTCGCGTTTGGCGCCTGTAAGCACATCCAGTAAAATTTCACTTAAAAAGTCTTGTACTACTTTTGGGGTATCGCTTCTTTTTAAGTCCAATCCCATAGCTTTTACTTTACCCTCGGCACCCTTGACGTCCAGTCGTTTGCCTTCTTTATCATAAATAAGCACAGCATATCGTTTTTTCTTAATAAACAAACCAGAAATAGCTACAAGCTCTCGACCACCTTTAATAATAGATCCATTTTGTCGAGGACAATGAAATGCTCGTTCCATGAAAGCTGGAAAACTTTGATTAACTTGTTCCCCGATTCGGTCATACAATTGAACGGCAATGTCCTTGTTCCATTCCATGCGACCAGATTCAACATCTGCTTGTACAGCCGGCCACGCACTAAAATAAACCGAGTCAGTGTCACCGTATATAATAGAATCTCCTACATGATCATATTTGCCGAATATACATTCGTTGACAAAACTGTCCATGTGTTTAGCAATAGCTCGTCCAGTTAACGTAGTGCTCTGACCAATTCTATTGTCGAAAAATCTGCATCCTGGATTAAGAATAGCACCATACAAACTGTTAAGATTAATTTTCTTAACCAGCTGTCGCTTGTCCCAATATTCTTGATCTTCAGGTGTAGCAGATTCTTTAAGTTTGGCCTGCATTTGTTTACGCTCGGCATACCATCTTTCCAACAAGCCTGGAATAATACCTTTATGCTCACTGGTAAAAATAGTACCATTGGCACTCAAAATCCAAGGCTTATTACTGTCAAAAATGATGCGCCATACATCAGCCGCACTGCATACATCGCTGGTTCCGTCGGCTTCCCAATCTATGGTAATTTCAACTCCGGGATCTCCACGCATTACTGCTTCGTATTCTAAACTACCAAACAATCCTTCCCATGCGGCTGCAAAGCTGTCTCCTCCATCTATTTTTTCTTTGATGTAACGATCTGTCATTACAGGACGTAACTGTCCTACGATTGTTTCTGGTCCCATGTTAAGAGATCGGATGGCTGAGGGATAGAGACTGTTGATGTCAATTGCTCCGATATATTTGTGCATGCCGACTTTGGGATAAGCAACATAGGCACCTGCCGCTTGGGTGTCTCCATCTTCTTCTCTGCCCTTCCTGTTAGGAACGACCAATCTTTGACTGTGTGCTTCATTGATAATTGCCTGTTCTGTGGTTGCGACTGCGCCCATTGTTGTCTGCAATAACACCGTGTTATCGTGAGCAATGGTATTCGCCAAATCCAAGAAACGTAACTTCTTGTCTAGTTTAGCAAGCAAGCGAGTGTCTTGCCTGTTGTACTCTAAAAACTTTTCAAAGTCTTTATTATATAATTGGTCCAATGTACCTTCGTAGGCAGTTTTTCTTTCATCTAGTTCATATTCGCCGATGGCGTCTAGGCTATAACTGTGCCGTTCTTCGTAGGTATACTTTCGATACAATTGCATGTAGTCCAAATGAACTCTGCCAATTAAATCAAAAGTAATGTTAGTGGCGCCGAACCGATCAAATTCTCGCTGTTTAGGAAATTGCCCCCATAGGCAAAGTCTTCGAGTATCGTCTTTGCTTAATACTCGAGTAATACGGCCAACAGTATAGGGAATATCATATCCTTCGCTGTTCCACCCACTTAAGATGTCTGCGTCATCGATGAGATTAAGAAATGTATCTAACATATCTTCTTCTCTGTCGAAAATGTAACAGTCACTGAACTTAGCGCAAAGTTCTTCCGCAGTTTCCCAGCTCATTGACTTTGGAGGGATAGCCAATGTTACTAATTTGTCTAGCCAATCTAAATAGATACTGATAGCAGTGATTTTATTAAATGGATCTGAGACTGGACTAAATCCTCGCTGAGGATCAAAGTCAACTTCAATGTCGAAGAACGCCGTTTGCAACCTAGGCGGTTCAGCACCGAGATAGTTTTCTTCAAGGCATCTAAATACAGGTTTAAAATCGCTTTCCCATAGTCTTTTGCCATTTTGCATCCGTAATTCTTTTTGAAATTCTTTACCGTTACGGGTAGCAAATCTGGTTACAGGAGTTCCGTATATAGTTTTATGTTTTCCTCTAGGATCATCATAGTAAAATACATAGTTAACTGGATATTCTTTGTATTCTCGAATACCGTTAACACGCTCTACAACATGGATACGATCTTTTTGCTTATCAAATAATGCGTCAACGTAACTCAATTTGTAATCATCCTTATTAGTCCAACAGTATCGATGGTAGTCAGCAAGAGATAGTTAGCCAACATACCAAACGATTTCCTAGTATAAGCAGCCCAAGCATACATAGAGCAGCCAAGAATCCAAATAGGATATAACGCAAGTAAAGGGGGATTTGGGACGGTGACTGCCATAGTAATACTACACCCAATACTAATAGCCCAAGCCCCCAGCTCAATAATAAAACGGAAGCGATTACTACTCCAGTCATCGCGAATCCATGCAAAGGTATTATACAACAAATCGTTCAAAGAGTCTTGCCCACTGTTTCCAAAATAGTATTGAGTTCGTCGTGATCTCGATTAGTTTCGCCTAGTTTGGCTTTGTGTGCAATTTTAACGGCTTTTTTTAATGTAGCAGGTTTAATCTCTAGTTCTTCTGCAATGGCTTTAATAGTTTCGTTGAGTCCAGTATTCAAGTCTTCAATTTCTTGAAGAACAGTCATGCCCTCGTTAATAAGTTGGGTCAACTTGATTTTTGCTTCGCCATTAAAACTTCGATTGTAATCGCTCATATATGCTCCTAAAAATGTATTATATATTAAATTTACTCGTAGAACAAGTATTCTTTTGTGTGATTGTTGATCCAGTTTGCCGGAGGATAATTAGATTCATCAAACCGAGCGCCTACGTGAAACCAATTTACATTTACTCTAGTCATTTGTAGTAGATGTGTATCGTAGGCTTGATTCATTTTCGATTGGTCAACATCGGCGGAAATATCTGTTTGTTTAATATACTGTTTCCAGAATAGAGGTAACTCATCCAGGGTATATCGATAATCGGCTCCTTTTTCGTGATCAACTGTATAAAGTTGTTCAGCCATTGGGTTAATATTGACAGCATCTTGCTGTCTGTCGCTGTATCCATATCGAACAGTCATACCATCGAAAAATCCTTGTGGAATCTCCAATGGAGGGCAGGTATCTGCACCCACTTGTACATGAGCATATCCGTCAAAGTGTCTAAACTGTTCTTTAGTGGGAATATATAGCTTATTGGATAAAATACCAATGTTGTTCCAATGTTCAGTTCTGAAAAGCAGTGCGTCAGAATTTTTTGCAGTATCTAGATACCATTCGAAATATTGCTTCTTCATAACCCGAATAGCATCGTTGTTAACCATTTCATAACTGACATAGATACCACAACTGCTGGGGGTGCCTTTGAA